AGAGAGATAATGCTGGTTCAGTTACAGTAGATTCCTACCTAGCCCATCATTCGAAAGAGACCTGATTGTCTCCCGGTATATTTGAAATCTCCTGGACTTTATTCAAGCAGATTGCCATTACCAAGCAGCTTGGGATGCAGTACATTGAGGAAACATCCCAATACGTCATTGTTATCAATGAGGGTGTCCTTGTCTGGCAGACTACTGTAGCCAAGGATGAGGGACAGGATGTAGTTGAGTTTGAAACTACCTATAAGCCCCTATCCAACCGCCCGTCCTTCTTCCTCGGACAATTCCGTAATAAACATAAGAATATTACTGGGAATACTACCTGCACTGTGAAGTCAGGGAATGGAGTGCTCAGGGCTCTCTCCATAAATGAGAACAACACTGGAGGGGCGATTACCCTCTGGGACAGTACTTCCGCCTCGGGTACCAAAATTGCTACCTTCCAAATAGGTACCCCGGCTGGTGCTCTTGGAGCCGGGCAGTCCGGCCCTCTTCTTCTTCAATTAACAGTTGAGTTTACAACAGGACTCACAATAGTAACTACCGGATCTGGTAGTAACGATATCACAGCTTATTATACATAAGGAGCTTCAGAATGATCTATGGGAAGACAAAGGTACCCTCAGTCAAGGGTCCCATTACTAACAAACTAGGGAGTCCCTTGTGAACGGTTGGTCCGCATCAGATTATGGTATACCGCAGGCGGTAGCAGCAAGTCAAACAGATAAGCCCATTAGCAAGGAATTCCCTATTACAGCAGGTGGGGCAAGCCGTGCCTTTGTGGTGAAGCTGAAAGTTTCAGCTGCCACAGTTGCCGCTGCTATCACAGTGAAACTCCAGACAGCTATTGGTGCTGATTGGGTTGACAGCAAAACGGGCACTGTCCTCGCTGGCGCTGGTAACACTTATATCAAGATTCTTGCAGACAATACCTATATGCCTCTCCTGAATAAGGGACGTGTGGTCCTGACTACCGGGATTGGTGATAGCGCCACGGTAACCTCAGTGGAAATCCTGCAAGAACTCTAAGAGTCCTTTTGTGGTTCTTAAGAAATCAATATCTTCCTCTTCCTCCAGTGAAGCCCAGCAGAAACTTGTTGCTGCGGCTCTTCGCCGTCTTGAGACAATCAATAGGCAGGAATGTTTCGATCCAGTAGATCCTACTTCCCGTCCGACCAAAGCTCAACAAGAGTTCATTGATGACTTTGGCAAGGTCCCTACCCAGTGGATTGTAGCAGCTAACCAGTCTGGTAAATCCCAAAGCTGTGCTCGGCTTGTTGCCTGGTTCATCGAAGAACATTTGGAAGTAGTAAAGAATAGAAGAGCTGATCCTAATCCCAAGACTTCCTGGGGTGCTGAGCCTCTTCTCGTTCTCGTTATGGGTAGAACCGGAAAGCAGCTGGAGGAATCTCTCTGGCCTAAGATAAGGTCCTTACTCCAACCTGGTACCTTCAAAGAAGTTCGTTTAGGGAACATCCTCCAAAGAGTAGAGATGGAGAATGGGAACCGTATAGTGTTCCAATCCCTGGAGAACCCTAATCTCGCTTCCGAGCGGATTCAGTCCTACGTGGCCCACCTTGTGTGGATTGATGAAATGCCACCAACTATGAAAGTTCTAGCGGAGGCAATGGTTCGTAGGAACTCCAGGTCCGGCTACTTCATGGCGTCCTTCACCCCTCTCGTAGTGAACGATGAGATCAGGAGAATGGTGGATGCTGCTGAGCTACCGAACAGTAAGAAGTATATCTTCAGGATGTTCGATAACCCGGTGTACCAGGACCCTGAGAGGCAAGTCCAGATCCTGAAGGATATGGCCCACCTTCCGGAGCATGTCCGGAATACCCGTCTCTTCGGTCAGTGGAGTATCTCTGATGATAACGTCTACTACTTCCATTATGAGAGCATGGTACAGATCCCCGTAGGCTACTCCCCTCTCTGGCGGCATGTGGAATCGGTGGACCCTGCCCTGAAGTCCGCCCTTGGTTACACTCTCTGGGCCGAGAATCCAGCCTCCCATAAATGGTACCTGGTGAAGGCAGAGGAGATCAGAGGGATCCAAGTCCCTACCCAGTTAGTAGAAGCAGTAAAAGAAAGATCAAAGCATTATAATGTCATCCGCCGAGTATCTGACCCACATGAGGTTTGGTACATCCAAACAGCAGCAAGTATGGGCATTCATTACATTGGTGTCCATAAGAAGAATGAGAGAAAAGCAGAACTCATCAAGCATTTCCAGGAAGCACTAGGCACCTGGCTCTTCATCTCCCCAACAGAAGAAGACTTCCTGGCCCAGATGCAGGAATGCCGGTGGAGCGATAAGACGGTAGGGAAGATGATTAACGCATCCAGCTACCACCTCCTGGATGCTGCTCAATACTTTGTGGATAATAAACCCCGCCCTGAGAATAAGATCCAGGCAAGCAGTTGGGAAGATTGGCTCTACAAGGCTAATGATGAGCGGAAGAAGAAAGAAGATAAAGTGAAGGACAAGCTACAGAAGATACAGGTTAGGAGATCCCGGTGGCGGTAATTGCTACAATATGGGCCCTCACAATCCTCCTTCCTATCCACGGTGCCTTCTTCCTTGGGGCCCGCCGGGAGAGGCAGAGAACAAGAACACTTCTCATGCAATATTGGAAGTTAAGGAATCGTCTATGACTTTGAAAATTATGATAGAGATGGCTCCTCCTCCCGCAGCTCCTAAGAAGAAGCCCTCTGAGGATAAGTCCTCTGTGGAGGAGAAAGTCCGGTACGCTCTGGACTGTATTGAGTCCGGACACAAGTCGGAACAGGAATGGCTCCTAGTGAATAAGCTCTATAAGAATATCTGCCAGCACAAAAAGCCTAACCAAAGAATGCAGAACATTAAAGACATGATTGAACCTGTACTCAAGAAGTATGGGTACCATGGCACAAGCACTGAAGGAAGTACCGGCGAATGAAGCTAGTCACATGGGATGATTCCCGCACCAAGACTGAAGTATCCAAACGTTTCCGGATGGCTGCGGAAGCCAGGAAGTACCAGGAGGATCGCTGGATCCGGAATGAGAAGTCTGTTTATTCCACGAACAGTTCTCAGAGTATGTCCAGCCTTCAATCCAGTCTCGAGTCCAACTTCAATATTGGCCTCCCCGGGGTGGATGGTTCCAATGCGGATATGTCCGTCTCCTACACCTTCAAGAACTTCCGTTTCATCCACGCTCAATTGTCAGCGAACCCACCTTCAGTAGTGATGCGTCCTACCAGCTCCGATCAGGAAGATCATAGGAAAGCGGATGCCGCTGACCGTATCGTCCGCTGGAGTATGCGTAAGTATGTTATGCAGGAGAAGGTGGATCAACTGACCCTGCACACCATCCTGTACGGTACTGGCATCATCAAGCATGTCTGGGACTCCGGTAGAGGGGACATCATAGCCTTCGATCCTGAAAAAGAGGAGATGACCCTGGAAGGGGACATTGCCCTCACAGTGCCTTTCATCTGGAACTTCTATATTGATCCGGATGCTAAAGCAATAGATGAGATCAAGTGGGTTATTGAGCGGGTATATATCGACTACGATGAAGCTTGTATGCGCTGGCCTACTAAGCTGGATGAGCTGAAGAAGGCAAGAGTCCAGAAACGGGAAGGGCCTTATAATGGTGGGCGTGAGTCCATGATTCAGGATGACCACTACAACTGTGTAGAGCTTCTCGAGTATTGGGAGACTGGTCTCGCTGTTAACGGCTATCTCGGTCGTTACTGTTTAACGAATACCGATGGTGAAGTGGTGGAACCTACCCGTCCTTCCCCCTTCAGGTTCCGTCAAGCTGGTGGTGCAGCCCGTATTGAAGCTATGGATATTCCGGATGATGAGAAAGCTATCCGCTTAGAGAAAGTGAGAGAGCAGGCTCGCCTCCCTTACACCTTCCTTACTGATGTGGATGTCCCTAATGTGGTCTGGGGTCGTTCAAATGTGGAGTATGTGTCCCAACTTCAGGAGAACCTGAATAGACTGGACTCAGCTCGTTTGGACAATATCCAGGCCCATGGTGTCGCCCGTCTTGTTGTCTCAGAGAACTCCGAGATCTCGGATGATGGCCTCTCCAACTCCCCATGGGACGTGACCAAGATCGCAGGAAATCAACCTCCTTACTTCATGT